ATTATTTTTTTAAGCTAGAAGATGAGCTGAATGAATCTATAGAATTTGATTATATTAGTATTGCTGGCGAGTATTCAGAGCTAACTATAGAGGAATTGAGAGATAGTTATTCTGTAGATAAAGATATAGATGTAATAAAGTATTTGCAAGAGCACACACAAGTTATAGAGATAGAAGACAGCGACAGAGTAATCATACAAGACTATTGAAATAAATAGTCTTCTAACTAGTGAGAGGTAACTAGTGAGAGGTAACTAGTGAGAGGTAACTAGTGAGAGGTAACTAGTGAGAGGTAACTAGTGAGAGGTAACTAGTGAGAGGTAACTAGTGAGAGGTATAGAAGTATGTAGAGAGAATCATTGGTAGAGGGGGGTATATGCGCCAGTAGGGGTAGGGGGGATAGAGTATATAAAGGTTATAAATTTTAAGCTTATATAGCCCCTTCGTTATATTATTAGTCAAAGGTTATAAATTTTAAGCTTATATAGCCCTTTTATTATATTATACCTCTTATGTAACCTTTAAGATATATCAGGTATATATACCCTTATGGAAAAAAATAACTATTTAATAAAAGGTAGAAACTATACAGATAAACAATTAGCTTTCTTAGATAAGTATCAAGAGACTTTTGATATTAGCTTATCTGCCACCTATGCCGCCTATGCCAATAAAGCACAAGTAACTGCTACATTACATAGGGAGATACTAACCATCACTGAGAATGCTTTAGCATTACAAGCAGGTAAAGCTGTAGATACTATTGTACAAGCATTAGATGCCAATGGTACACCTCAATTACGTGAGAGATTAGATGCAGCCAAAACTATCCTTGATCGTATAGGTATTGTTAAGAAAGAGAAAATAGAAGTGGAAGCCAATGTAGAAGGTGGTATTTTTATTCTCCCTAGAAAAGATACATAATAGAAAAGATACATAATAGAAAAGATACATAATAGAAAAGATACATAATAGAAAAGATACATAATAGAAAAGATACATAATACATAATAAAAAATAAAATAAAATAAAAAAAAGAAATGGGTAAAAGATATATAAAACCTTTACAAGTAGCTAATATACTAAGAGGTGTAGATTTTTCTCATTTTAGTTATGAGTCTTTCAACAAAGCTTTAAGGGAAGGTAAAGATATACCTTATAAACTTTCTTCCCTAACACATTATTTTAGGCTAAATAAGTCTTCTCATTTACTATCTACTCAAGTAGTTTTAGATACTCTTAAAGTAAATACCAAACCTCTTGATAGTAGTGTCTTAAATGTCTTTAGTTGGTTTAAAACTTTGGAGGAAGTACCTTTAAACTTACATCAATTATTATATCTTTTTAACAAGTATTGTGAATATAGGATTAAAACTATAAGGCACTTAGAGACAAGTCTTTATAAACATAATGTTCTAAGTTATGCAATAAAATATAATAAAACTGACAAGACTGTTTTAAAGAAACACTCCTATACTTGTAACCTTTACTTAGATAATATAATAGAAAATAAAAAAGGTGAATATAAGAAGTGGGTTCCAATAGATGATAGATGTAAAATAAATAAAGAGAAAATAAAGGAAGCATGGTATCTCAAAGAGCAGGTAAAAACTAAACGTAAAGAATTTAAAAAACCTATAGAAGTCTTTAAGAAAAGCTTAACTACCCCTACTTTACAAAATGATAGGATTGTTTTTAAACCTAACTTAGGTCCTCAAACAGAGTTCTTAGCAGCCAATGAACAAGATGTGTTATATGGGGGTGCTGCTGGTGGAGGTAAGTCTTATGCCATGCTTGTTGATCCTTTAAGGTATGCTCATAGACCTACACATAGAGCTTTAATATTAAGAAGATCTATGCCTGAGTTAAGAGAGCTAATAGATAAATCAAGAGAATTATATCCACAAGCTTTTAAAGGAGCTAAGTTTAGAGAAGTAGATAAGATATGGAAGTTTCCTTCCAAAGCTACTATTCAATTTAGTTTCTTAGAAAAAGATAGTGATGTATATAGATTCCAAGGACAGGCATATACTTGGATTGGGTTTGATGAGATTACTCACTTACCCACAGAGTTTCCTTGGAATTACTTAGCATCTAGATTAAGAACTACAGATCCTAAAATACAAACATATATGCGAGCTACAGCAAACCCTGGTGGTGTTGGAGCTCATTGGGTTAAGAAGAGATACATAGAACCTGAAGAACCTAATAAGTCTTTCACAGGTACAGATGGTATACAAAGAAAGTTTATACCTGCTTCCTTACATGATAACCCTTACTTAGCACATGATGGTTTATATGAGAAGATGCTTAATAGTCTTCCACCTACTCTTAGGTTACAACTCTTAGAAGGTAATTGGGATGTTAATGAAGGAGCAGCTTTTACTGAGTTTGATATAACTAAACATGTCATACCTCCTTTTGAAATACCTGCTCATTGGGCAAGATATAAAGGAGCTGATTATGGTTATGCAGCACCTTCTGCCGTTGTTTGGGCAGCCATAGATCCTTCCGATAATACTCTAATAATTTATAAAGAGCTATATCAAAAAGGTTTAACAGGTAAAGCTTTGGCTCAAAAGATTACTGAAATGGAAGTAGATGAACCTACTCAACCAACAGGTGTTTTAGATTGGGCTGCTTGGAACTCTACAGGGACTATAGGACCTACTGTAGGACAAGAGTTAGTAATGGCTGGTCATAAGTTTAGAAGAGCAGATAAAAATAGAATACAAGGTAAACTACAAATACATGAATGGTTAAAGATTAATTCTCTCACCAATCGCCCAAAGATGCAATTCTTCAATACTTGTATAAACACTATTAAAGAATTACAAGGTTTACCTTTAGATAAGAATAAGCCTGAAGATGTAGATACTCATGCACCTGACCACGCCTACGATGCTTTAAGATACTTACTTATGTCACGACCTAGAATAAGAGATACTTTTGCAGATATGAATAACTTAAAACAGAATATATATAATACACCAACAGATCATGTCTTTGGTTATTAAATCTTTAAAGGAATAAATAATGGCGATAATAGTAGTAGATGAAGAAATGGAAGGAATGAATATTGATTCTCAAAAAGAGAGAATGATGAATGATGGTCTTTTCCAATCTAGTTTAATGTCTACCATTAAAGGAAAGTTTCAAGAAGCAGAAGATGCTCGTAAAAGTGATGAGAAGAGATGGTTAACAGCCTATGAGAATTATAGAGGCTTATATCCCAAGAATGTTAAATTTAGAGAGAATGAGAAATCTAGAGTCTTTATAGGTATTACTAAAACTAAAGTAACAGCTTCTTATGGACAACTAACAGATGTTATATTCTCACAAGGTAAGTTCCCCATATCATGTACGGAAACTAAAGTACCTGAGGGAGTAAGTGATAAAGTCTTTTTAAAAGAAGAGGAAGTTACTCCTTTAGAAGGCGTAGGTTATACAGGTGATGGTTATGAATTAACCAATGGTAAGTTAGAACTCTCTTCTTTACAAGATAAGTTCACCAATAAAGAAGGTGATGTTATAGTTGAAGGAGAAGGAAACCCTACTCAACCTACATTTAACCCAGCAAAAATAGCTGCTAAAAATATGGAAAAACTAATCCATGACCAGATTGAAGAAAGTGATGGTGTGGGAGAATTAAGAAGTGCCATATTTGAACAATGTTTATTAGGTACAGGTATAATTAAAGGACCTTTTAACTATACTAAAATAAAACACTCTTGGGATAAAGATGATAGTGGTAAGAGAACTTATAAACCTACCTATACTAAAGTACCTAAATTAGAGTTTGTCTCTATATGGGATTTCTATCCCGATCCCAATGCAACTAGTATGTCTGATACAGAATGGGTAATTCAAAGACATAAACTTAATAGACAGCAATTAAGAAACTTAAAGAACATGCCTTACTTCAACGAAGAGGCTTTGGATAAATGTTTAACTCAAGGTTCAAACTATCAATCTAAAGATTATGAATCCTCTTTAAAGGTTGCCAATAACGATACTAACTTTAGTACTTTAGAAGATCGTTATGAAGTCTTGGAGTATTGGGGTGTCATTGATTCTAAGTTTGTCAAAGAGGCTGGTTTAGATGATAGTATACTTTCTACTTTAGATGAAGTACAAGTTAATTGTTGGGTATGTGATAATGAAATACTAAGAGTAGTCTTAAACCCTTTCACACCAGAGAGACTACCTTATCAAGTATTCCCTTATGAGCGTAATCCTTATTCTATCTTTGGTGTAGGTGTAGCTGAAAACATGGTTGATAGCCAAATGATTATGAATGGTCATGCAAGAATGGCTATTGATAACTTAGCCTTGGCAGGTAACTTAGTCTTTGATATAGATGAAAGTGCTTTAGTAGGTGGTCAATCAATGGAGATCTATAGTGGTAAGATCTTTAAAAGACAAGCAGGAATGCCTGGTCAGTCTATCTATGGTATTAAATTCCCCAACACAGCACAAGAAAATATGATGATGTTTGATAAGTTTAGACAACTATCAGATGAGGAAACAGGCATACCTTCCTACTCACATGGTCAAACTGGTGTCTCAAGTATGACTAGAACTGCATCAGGTATGTCTATGCTTATGGGTGCTGCATCTTTAAATGTAAAAACTGTTGTAAAGAACTTAGATGACTTCCTTCTTAAACCTTTAGGCAATGCTTTCTTCCAATGGAATATGAGTAACTATGAAGGTCCTTTAAATGTGGAAGGAGACTTGGAAATTAAAGCTATGGGTGTTGCTTCTTTAATGCAGCAAGAAGTACGTAGCCAAAGATTAACTCAATTCTTACAAGTAGCTGCCAACCCTGCAATAGCTCCTTTACTTAAGATGCCTACTTTGATTAAAGAGTTAGCCATCTCTATGGATTTAGATCCTGAAGAGCTTTTAAACAACCAAGAAGAAGCTTTGCTTTATGCAAAAGTAATGGGTGAGATGGGAGCTAGTGGACAACAACCACCACAAGAAGAGGCACAACAAACACTTTTACCTGCTATGCCAAACGAAGAAGGATTCTCAGGGACTATAGATGCGCCTACTAACACACAATAAAGATGCTTATAACACACTTCTCGATTACTTACAAGAGCAAAAAAACATGTATAGTAACTACCTTCAATCAAGTGATAAGTTAGAAGATATATATAGACATCAAGGTAGGTTATCTTTCATTACACAACTAATGAATCTTAAGGAGAATAATAATGGCTAAAGGACAACAAAGATATGAAATAATGGAAAGTAAAGAAGACCTTAGTAATTTTGGAGATAAAGACGCATCTTTAATTACAGAATGTTCTTTATTACATTCTAATAAAATAGACATTAGTAAATGTATTAGAGATAAAGCAAATAAAACTAGACCTAAATTTAAGGAAGGTGGGAAAATAATGGAAGAAGAAAATAGTAGTTTATTAAGTGAAGAAAACGTAAGTGAAGAAAATAAATATGATATGACATCTTTAGATGATATAGAAGTTAAAGAAGAAGAAGTTAAAGAAGAAGAAGTTAAAGAAGAAGAAGAAGAAGTTAAAAGTGATACCGATTATTTAATCAATGCTTTAACACAAGACCCTAAACTATTTAATATCTTAGAAGATGTAATTGGTACTGATAAATTAGAAACTATTATGGAACAAGATATGGAAGAGGGAGGAGATGTCTCAGGTATGGGAGGTCCCACCGATGATAAAGTACCAGCTCTTTTAAGTGATGGTGAATATGTCATCAATGCTGAATCAACCGCAGCTATTGGTGAAGAAAACTTAGATGATTTAAATAGTGTTAAGGAAGAAGATAAACCTAAATTTGCTTTAGGGGGTTTCTTCTCTAAACTTTTAAATCAACTTAAACAAAACAAAGGTATTGAAGAGATTGAAGTTGAAGGTGAAGAAGTAGATAAAACTTTACTTGAAGATGAGGAATCTTTACTAGCACTTAAATAAATACCTTAAATAGATTTGTCTTATAATAATTCTGTTATAAGACTTTTACCGATGTATAACAAGCCTAAGCCACCTCAAGTTTGAGCCCTTAGAGATTAAAACCTAATTTCAAATTGCCACCCTTATATTATGTTTTAGGCACAAGGAGAAATAAAAATGACTGATAAACCTAACTTATATAATGCTGATAAGGCTTTCTTAGATGAAGACCCTTCATTGGAAGATGAAGCTACTCAAAAAATCGAAGAGACTAAATCAGTAAATGAAGTTAATTACAAAAAGCGTTATGATGATTTAAAACGCCATTACGATAAGAAACTTAATGAGTTTAAAAAGAAAGAAAAAGCCAGTGAGGTTAAATATGAACCTCCCAAAACTTTAGAAGATCTTGATAGATTTAAAGAAGATTATCCCGATGTATATGGTGTTGTAGAAACTGTGGCGCATATGCAAACAGAGAAGCAGACTCAAGATATTCAAAACAGATTTAAGGTTATTGAAGAGAAGGAGAAAGCTATGGCTCAAAAGGAAGCAGGTAAAACTTTACTTGATCTTCACCCAGATTTGGATGAGATTAAAAGTTCCACTAATTTCCACACTTGGGCTAAAGAACAACCTATAGAAATTCAAGACTGGATCTATAAGAACCCTGATAATGTTACTCTAGCATCTAAAGCAATTAATCTTTATAAAACTGAAGTAGGTATGTCAGTTAATAAAACCAATACAGATATGAGAGGTGATGCGGCTGATATGATATCTATTCAAAATAGAGTAGAGGTCTCAGAACCTAATGGACGTATTTGGTCTCGTAGTGAAATAGCTAACTTAACTTCTTCTGAGTTTGAACAATATGAAAATGATATTGACCAAGCAATTAGAGAAGGTAGGATAGCTGCATAATTAATATTTTATAAAGGAAATACAACAATGGCACATTTTTCAGGTGGTAGTACCACAAACTTTGGGACTAGTGTAACTGGTCAAGCAAACTCTTTCTGGGTTCCAGAAGTCTTCTCTAAGAAAATTCTTAATTTTTTTCGTAAGTCTTCCATTGCAGAAGCAGTAACCAATACAGATTATTATGGAGAGATTAGTAACTTTGGTGATACAGTAAATATAATTAGAGAACCTAACATTAGTGTAGAGGCTTATACACGTGGTCTTGATTTGACCGCACAAACCTTGACTGATGCTGAGGTATCTCTTCTAATTGATAAAGCCAATGCTTATGAGTTTAGAGTTGATGAGTTGGAGAAATCTCTTTCACATATGAACTGGGCTCAACTAGCTACATCAAGTGCAGCATATAATTTGAAGGATGCTTTTGACGCAGATGTACTTCAGTATATGTCAGGCGAAGATGGCACAACTACAGGCGCAGGAACATTTACAGCTGCTGATCACGGTATTGGTGGTGGTGGTGTGGGAGGTTCTTCAGAGATTATGTCTGCTATTGGAGCTAGAGGCGTTGGTAATGGTCTAGATGTAGGCTTTACTTCAACTCCTGATTACTCTCCAGCAGATCTCTTAGGTGCTCTCTCACTACAATTAGATGAGCAGAATATTCCCGAAGAGAATCGTTGGGTAGTTGCAGCACCTAAGTTCTATGAGATGCTTAATAAAGAAGACTCTAAACTTATGTCTGTTGATTATAATGGTGGTACAGGTAACTTACGTAATGGCTTAGTCGCTGAAGGTAAGGTACGTGGTTTCCAAATGTATAAGACTAACAACGCACCTTCTTATCGTAGCGTAGTTTCTGGCAGT